TTTTTTTTTTTTTTATCTTTCCCATCCATCAGACGTGACTGAAAACTAATCGTTTTCTTCCTCCCAACCTCCTTGAGGATACCAAAAAGATAAATACCCTCGAAAAGACCAGCTTCCAGTCCGGTATAGAAAGCCACCAACGTTTGCACCTTAGGTGGACCACGGGAGATGATTCTTTGCATCGAATCAGATTGTGGTTGTTTGAGAAGTTCTCTCAAAACACAATTATACGCCATTGTCATTTGCATGAAAAGTTCCTCATGGGAGAACGCCAGGACAGTTAACGTGTACAGCTTATTGAGAAGGGCCTCGTTATCCACAGTGTCGATATTCCAACAAAAGGAGTCTCGGAGCCGAATCTCATTGTAGCTCGGTATCCACGTGCCGTTGTATTCCGCGAAGTGCGCACCCAGGAACGCGTGCTTTTGTAACTCAATAGGACTAGCAGGTCCGGCTTGGAATTTTCGAATCTCATATCCGAAATTCTTCATCCAGAACTCTCTCGCCCATTTTTCATCACCAACTAGCTTGCATTCCTCAGGATAGGCACCAACATAGTCATCTCCGAAGAGAGCCATGCATCTTTGCGAAATCCACTTCAAGGGAGCAGGTTTCCCCGCATCCCGAGCAGCACACAAATACTTGAACGTATGTCCCAACATCCCACCAATGATGTTGTCCGTAGTAGTGTTGTTGCTTCCAGAGCCATTCACAGCCTCAGAGACGACTATCTCACCATCAGGCAGTAGGATATGAACCTTCTGCATGACTTCCTTGTGGTGGACAGCGAGATCAATCATCTTTTCACTCGCGCCAGCACGGGCAAGACCATCATTTCTGAGCTGATAGACCTCCTTCATCCAGGGAAACTTTCGATCGTAACCCACAACATCGCCACTTTCAATACCATATTGAGAGAGCAAGAGCTTCGCCAATTCGTCGAATCCGCCATTGAATGGATTGAAACCATAACGCGACCACCAAAAGTTCTTCAACATCTCATTCTGGTTGTGATATAACATCTTCTGTTGAACGATGAAATCTACCCCCGGAATTACGAAGTTTCTGATTTTATGCTGATTAGTGATCTCGTCGATCTCTTTCCACTCATGCTTGGGCGCGACCTTGAATATAGGAATAAACTTGGTCTCAACCCTAGCACGAAAGTTCGGGTGTGCCATGGCGTCAGCCTTCGTTTTATAGCCCAT